CTTGCAAATGCATCTTCATTCCATATTCTATCAGACTTACCATCACAATACCAACTGAATTGACATTGATGTTTTTTAGGATAGTATATTCTTTTGTGGTCTTCTAAGTCAGGATATTGTCTTGTCTTCCAACTTTCTTTTACAGGTCCTTGATAAACGACTTCGCATATTGTATTAGGAAATCTACTATCCTTTACTCTATTCATTACAACTAAAGCAACTGATATTTGTCCTGCATTAGATTGAGACTTTGCCTCAAAGTAGATATTTTTTGCGAGACAACCTAATTCTTCGATATCGTCTCCCATCGCTTTTGCACTATGATTAAAAAATATAACCCAGATAGTGGCAAATAATAATATTATAAGTTTTTTCATAAGTTCATAATAGACTATAATTTGTTATTTGTCAAGTAAAAAAACCATAAGAAAAATGCGACTTTTCTGTTGCAAGGTAAGTCGCCAACCCCTCAGATTATGCCGCTAGGGCGTACTCTGAATGTGCAAAGTTATCGTTTGCGTTTGTAAAATTGAACTGATTATCGGTCGTGTCTTACCGGCAACTCCAGACAATCTAATAAATTTCAGTCGATCCTAGTTCACCCCCATAAAAAAATTCTCTGAATTTAAAAATGTTTTGGTGGAGGTGCAGGGTACTGCCCCCTGGTCCTGCAAACCTTTCAATCGCTTTCATCATTGCGACTATATTTATAGCACAAGACAACTTAGATGTCAAGGGAAAAATTAGATTGATGTACCACCCTCTATAGAGTAATTTTGTTGTATTGGTTCATCTGTTTGATTTTCAAGTTCTTGCTCTTTTTTGTAACTTTCTTTTTCTTCGTCAGTTGCAAAGTTTTCATTCACTTGAAAATCTAGACCACCGCTAACAGTACATACTAGATTAACTTGTGGGTATGTTTCTAGAATAGTAACTTGACCTCTATCATCACCAGTCTTATCAATCCACATTGTGATGTATGCATTGTCGGCAGGTCTATACCATTTACCAAATATAACTGCACCTTCTGTATCTAAAAATTTAAATACTTTTTCTATTTCATAACTACAGATTACAGGTTTCTGTCGATAGTGTCCTTGAAAATCTTCTTCATCGTTCTCAGGTTGAGCATCTTCAGACTTATCGTTTTCTAATGGTGCAGTAGGACTAGGATTATAACTAGGTTGATTACCATACGCAGTTGATACTCCTAATACCCCTAAGAACAAAAAGAAGAAAATAATAATTTTACTTAGTGTTTTCATTTTCGTATCTCTTCCTCAGTTCTTTAAACTGTTCTATATAATTATCTCGTTTTGTTTGAAATAATTGTGCTTCATTGCCTTCAACTGCCATGATGATAACTATGTTAGATATCGGTATGCCAGTTCTCTCTTCAAACATCACCGCATAGGCACTACCTTGCATAAAGTAGTTAGTGATGTAGTTTTCAGTTTTAGGTTTTGATGATGTTTTAAAATCTATTACTGAAAGTTTATTATCAAATTCACCTATACAATCTACTCTTCCTGCAGACTTTAAGTGGTCAGAATACAAAGTCTTTTCTAGTAGATTAATATTATTTATGCGAGATAAGAGATTTTTTGTAGAGTTGAACAAGTCTTTATCTAGTGGTGAACTAAATGACACATCCTCGTTACGCAAATACTTCTCTACTAGATTATGATATCTTGTACCTCTAGCAGATGATTGACCTGATATTCTATTTGCTTTTTGTTCACCTACTCTTTGCCGCCATTGATAAATTGATTTTCTTGTAGACCAACCTAGAAGAGTAGTAACCGATGGGTACTTCTCTCCTGTAGGTGTAATATAAAATCTAGAGTTGTTTTCGTTTAGTGTTTGTAGTTCTGGTATATCAATCGTATTTACATGATTAAACATTTATTTTTATCCTGGTATAATAGGTCCTATAATATTATCTAGTCTTTCATCATTACCACAAGTATCCTCAAAGCAATGTTTCATTTGTATATTGACATCTATACATTGCCATACTAAAGATACTCTTAATGATTTAGTATCTGTAGTTGAAAGACCTCTGTGAGTTACTCCTGCATCAAAGAAAACTGCACTATCTTGTTCATAAGGAACTTCTTGAATTTCAACTTCATCTTCATTTTCAAATTTAAATTGTGTTCCTTTATGTTTTCGATGAGGATTAAAAATAGGATAGTATAACAAAGTTCTTATATTAGGATTTTCGTTGACATCATAATCATCATGCCAAGGTCCATCTAAACCTTGTGTTTGTCCTAATAGATAACATCTACCTACTTTTGATAATGGGTGTATGTTAAACTTAGCACATGCTTTTTGCCATATTCTTTTCACAAAAGGATCTTGTTGAACATATAATCCGTCAACGGTATAATCTGAACAAAAATACTTATTGTCATTAGGGTGACCCATATTATAAGTCCACCTAAAGTTATGTTGAAAATATGTATCAAAGAAGTCTAGTGTGTCTTCATCGTGGTTTAGTTTTTCTACCTCAACTGGAGGTCTTTCTTTATTAATATCAATCATCAAATTCGTACTTCAACTCACCATGTTCAAACAGGTGTGCCTCTGAGTTCCTTCTTCTTACAAGACCTGAGACAACTTCGCCGCCTGCTCTGTTCCATCTTCGTATCTGATTAGGAACATCATCGTAATCATTCTCATTTAATCGTTTAAGTAATGTACTAGATTTCAAGTTACCTGGTCCTAAGTTAAATGTCCATGCCACCAAGGCATCAAACTGTTCTTGATTTAATTCGCATTCTACATAATTTTTAACATAATCTTCGAACTTAGTCAAGTCTTTTCTTAGGATTTCTTCCGCTTCTTCTTCGGTAACTGTTTGTCCTTCGGCAACATCGCTACCTGTATGACCATAACCAATAGTTACAACTCCAACAATATCTTTATAGGCATGTAATTCACAACCCTCAAAGTGTTTGATGAGTTCTATTCCTTTATCGCTTATCTTCATGCTATCTTACTCCTTAATTTCTTATCTATGCTATCAAAATTCATAGCATATTCTTTTTTGTTTTTACTTATTATATATTCCTTTACTAAACCACTTCTCACAATATCATGCTCTTTAAATGCTATAGTTCTAAAAGATTTCATATCGTGTAGTATTTCCATAAATTTAATTATGCCGTTTTGTTCTTGTGGGTTTCTCAAATCTGTTTGTAGAAAATCACCACAGAAATAAATCTTACTATTTTGTCCTACTCTTGTCATGATAGTATCTAGTTCATGAAAGTTTAAGTTTTGACATTCATCAACAATTACTAAACTATCTCTTACAGTAATACCTCTCATGTAAGAAGTAGGCATGAAGTCTAGTATATCACTATATTTAGCAAGGTCATATGGGTTAGGTATTCCAGGAAATAGTTCTTCGAACAATGCGTTATATGGTTCTGTATATACAGATGTTTTTTCTTCAGTATTGCCTGGTAGAAAACCTATATCTCTAATAGGTAACATTGACCTTACAATTAATATTTTTTCTTGAGGTACAGTTCGATTTAATATTGCGTTCAAGGCAAGATACAACATGATAAAAGTTTTGCCTGTACCTGCATATCCATGTAGCATAAGATTTTTTTCATCATCGAATGCTTGAAAGGTTTCTTTTTGTGCTGGTGTTTTAGGATTTATTTCTTGAAGTAAACCTGGTCTTAGGTTTTTACATGTGATAATTTTTTCTCGTCTAGACATTTAGTTCTCCCTTTAGAATATCTAAACATAATATTAGGTCATCAATTATTTCTCATCATGACCGTATGGACATTTACCTCCTTTGTATATCTTTTTCATTTCTCTATATGGTGCGGCACTTCCCCACCTACTATTCATGTGATTTTGTAATACTCTTTCATGTGCATAATCATTTTCACTTGCTTGTCTAATCTCATATGGAAAATCTGTTCGCTTAACAATTAAGTACCAAGCAATAGGTGTACCGAAACTTAGTTCAAATTTAACACCTTTATCTCGTATCATAAAAAAAGTATTAAACATATGATAAAAATCTGTATCAATAATACCTGTCATTGTTTCTAAGACAGGATGAAAGTGATAAACTGGATTAGTAATGATTGTAGAATAACCTTTAGGTGTTATGATACGCCAAGGACTATGTAATTTTAAAAGTGTCTTTGCATAAGTTCTAGGCATATGAGGTATCATTGTATCGTATTGTCCTTCAGGATGTTTGCTGAAAGGAACAAAGTCTCTGTTAAAATATTCTTTCTTATAATAATTAACATCTCTATCTGATAGACCTTTATTTCTAAGATGTCTTTCAACCTCTTCTAACTTTGCTCTTTTAAGTAAAGTATAATTTGCATGTCTATCATCATCACCTTGAGGCATATAACCACCAGTTTCATTTGTAGGTGTAAAACATATTGCCTCATCTCCTGTTTGTGATACTTCTATAACTGCTTGTGACCAAAACAAATTGTAATAACCTTGTGTCATTATATCTTGCATACCTGGGCAAGTTTTAATTGTGTGATTTCTAGTTCCCCATTCGTGAGGAGTGCCTGAAGGAAGTTGAGTGAGTGTGTGTTCTCTTAAATCTTCAGGATGTATTTTATCATCTGAAAAAAATTTAGGTAGGTCTTTATACCATTGAGGTACAAACTTAGATGCAGGTATGATAGGTTGCCACTTTTCTAAACCTTCAACTATAGAATAAAACTCTACTTTAGGTTTAGGTGCTACATAAGATTTTTTTTGTAACCATTTCGCAAAGTCTTGAATAACTTCTCTAATCATTTAATCTCTCTAGTAAGGGGTGGTGGTCAGGAAGATATGTCAACTGACCACCGATGCAATACTGGATTGACAAAGTTGCATTCGGTCTATTATTACATTGACCTAATAGGACATCTTCGTTTCTCAGTAGCACTCTCCTATTTATTTTTTTGTCTTCGTCTATGTTTGTTTAAAATCTCTTTAGTCTTGATTGCTTTATTTGTTTTAGAACCATACTTATCAGCAAGAGGTGACCCTGGGTGTTTCTCTGCTATCTTAGACATTGTTTCTCTAAACCCACCGTCTTCTTTTACTCTCATACCCACACCCCCTACAATAGCAGGTGCAGTTAATACTCTTTCCATGTGAGGATTAGATTTAGTAAAATCATCAAGTTCACTCATAGACATGAACTTGTCTTCCGTTTTACCTGTCGCTTGATTAATAAATGTATATGTTGGCATGAAACTATTTAGACCGTTTGACTTACACGGTCGCTATACCATGTCGGTATATTTCTATTAGTCCACTTTGCAAAGTATTGTTTTGCCACTACATAATAATTTTGATAAGATTGAATACTATCACCTTGCACTATGCAATCAGGAAAGTGTTTCATAGCAGGTGGTGGTTCTGCAAAACCATTGTCTGCTAAGTTAGTAGGAACTTCACTTAAAAGTTCACCGAGCAATCTATGTGTGCTATGGGTCTTTCCATATCTTTGGGTATACTCTTTGCTAAGTTCGGTGAACAAACTGAACAACCATAAGTAATGCTGAGAAGACTTACGAACCCAAATAGCACTAGGGTGTGATACATGACATGCTTTATAGATAATCTCATCTTTATTTGGGTTAGATAGTTTCCATCTTTTGATTTTTCTATTGTTCTTACTTCGGTCTTCATACTCCTCACCGTCTATAACTCTATGTGCCGTAGAAAGTAATTGAGCATATTCTACAATCATTTTCACAACATGCTTATTACAATGTTGTTCGGCACATATTTTAGGATCTTTGTTTAGATAAAAAATATTCATCTACTGACTTCCTTCGTTGTCTAGTTTCTTTAACTCTTTAATTAGATTTAGAAACTGGGTCATGCTTTCTTCAAGAGTATCACCACTATGATTATCTAGTTCTTTGTGGTCTTCTAGTGCCGTTTCAGTATCATAGTTAATTAAACTTAATTCATGATAAGTTGCATCTAGATAGTCTTGCATTGCATCGAATTTTTTGTTGACACTATGAAAAAAGTATGCAACAAATAAAATCAATATACTTAATAGAAATGTATTCACTTTAGGTATCATAATATTACCACCTTTCTTGAAGTTTCTTTTGTACTTTTCTCCATCTTTTAACTGCTTCTTTATTTTTTCTAATTCTCTTATCAGATGGTTTCTCGTAGTATTGTCTTTGCTTTAACTCTCGCATAAGACCAGATTTAGCAACTTTCTTTTTCAATATTCTAATTGCTTTCTCTACATCGTTATTTCTAACGATAACTTCTAGACCTGTCGCTTTAGGATAAAACTCTTTACGAGGTCTATCATACTGTTTCTTAAATTTACTATTAAATCGCATATGTATTTTTACCTTTCATAAGTCATAATAACAAATGTGGTAGTATTTGTCAAGGGTTAAATCGGCAAATTAAGTTGACTGGAATCGTTGATTTTACTTAGTAATCTTTCTTCTTCTGGAAGTTGTACGAAATTCATGGCAATAGTTATTCGATTTTGAATTAAATTATTTGACTTGGAAGGATTAACACGATGAAACATATACCCAGGAAAGATTACAAGTTTACCAGGTTGAGGTACAACTCTATATAATTTTTTTGTTGTAGGACTAGAACCTATCTTATTACTATGCCTCATATGAAAAGTATAACCATTAGGATTATCGAACTCTGTAAAACTATCATCTACTGTGGCATAATAGATACCACAAATATCATGAACCCCATGATGATGTGCTTCTTGCCAATGTCTTACACCATCGTGATTAGTATAAAGATTAAACCATGCATGGTCTACTGAATAAGGAAAATGATTATCGTAAGGTTGCCACCCAACTTCTTTTACAAACTCTGCACCTGCTTGTTCAGTTTGTTTTATTAAATCTCTTACACAATCATGTTCGTAAAATTCTCTTGTATATTGTTGATGATTGTAAGAAGAGATAACTTCACAGTTCCAACCATGTTGTTTAGTTTCTGAATTATCACCAAGAATATGAGTGATAACATTTACAAGAGCATCGTTATCAATGTCTAATTGAAATTGTGCTATAGGGTGAGGAAAAATATAGTCTATTTGTTTCTTCATAATCTACTCACTATAATATGACAAAGTTTATTTGTCAAGAAAATTATTCAGTATCTTGTGCTACAATGTCTTTTCTACCAAGGTCAGTAGTTAAATAATCTCCTGCCCAGTTATCAGATGCAGAATATAATTCTACTTGGTCACCTTTAACAACAACTTTTTCGTTAGGTATACCATTTCTTACTTTACTTGCATCTTCGGCAGATATGTTTACTGCCATAGTGTAGTTTACATATTCTCTGATGTTTCTAATGACACCTTTCATATTATATCTAGGATGTTCTTTATCAGTTATGAGTACCATATCACCGATTGAAAACTTAGAGTTTCTAGGTCTCCATTTACCATTCTTAAATACTCTCTCTGCTTGAATAGTTTTTTCACTTAGGTCTG